TTTAGATTTAATTTATTTACAAGAACAAATTGCAAGTGGGGTCATTTCAACAGGTTGTACAAGTGCAATGACCCACACACTCAATATGGTCAATACTTCGTCTTTTGAAGATGATTTGATAAATACAAATATGTCAAACGGCAGAAAAAGAGCTGCGTCATTTGATTTAATTCTTTTTAGAATACCTAAATTTTCAGGTACAACAGGTTCACCACAAACTTGGGATGAGGGGGTTGGTTACGATTATAACCCATATGGATTAACATCTAACGGAATTTCAGGAGGTTTGACTGCAATACAACAATACAATGACGCAGCATTTTCAACAAGACCCTCCAACTGGTACCAAACAACCACGGTATCAAATTGGTCAACACCTGGTATCTACGACAATACAAACAGTTTAACAGGAATTACAGGACTTAATTATTCCGCACTAACAATTGTTGATACACAACATTTTGAATTAGGTAATGAGGATATTAATTTTGATATGTCAAACGAAATTAATAGTATTTTGGATGGTTCTTTAACCGGTGTGACAGGATGGGGTATCGCATACAAACCTGATATAGAATTAATAACAGGTCTGACTGAGAGTTATAGTGTTGGATTCTTTTCACAATATACACAGACATTCTATCAACCATACCTACAAACAACTTATGATGATTTAATTCAGGATGACAGAAATGTATTCTTGAAAAATCAAACTAACAAACTGTATTTATACATTTACCAAGATGGAGATTTTGTAAATTTGGATAATCTCCCAACTGTTAACATTGAAGATGCAAATGGTGATTTAATGTCAGGCGCAACCGGACTAACAACTTGTTTAGTCACAAAAGGTGTTTATGAAGTTACAGTACCAAACGCTTTTACAGGTTCACCGACACCTTGTGTTTATTACGATGTTTGGTCAAATTTAAATATAAATGGTCAAGCCATACCTGATGTCACAAATCAATTTGTATTGCAACCTTACACCGCAGGAATCCAAATTGGGACACAATCTCAGGAACCATCCAAGTTCGGATTTAATTATTATGGTATTTTACAAAACGAACAGATTCTTAATACCGAAATTAGAAAAATTGGGGTCAATGTAAAAAAACAATGGTCATCACAAATTCAACTTACTGATATCAAATTATATTACAGAGTTTATGTTATGGAAGGGACTACCGAAGTTCAAGTACAGGATTGGACTCGAGTTAACAGAACTCCAAATGAATATTACTTCATATTCGATATGAGAGATAAAATTCCAAATGAATATTTTGTTGATTTGAAAGTAGACACAAGTGGAGAGAAGGATATTTATAAGGAAACATTACAATTTTCAATCGTAAACAAAAAATGAGAGTAGTTAAAATTACAGAAACTGAATTAGCAAAATTAGTTGCTAAAGTCCTAAGTGAAGACCACGAGGGAAGAAATAATAGATATATGTTTTTTCAAAATTTGGAACAAATGAAAAGACAATGTGATTTATTACTTAACTTAGATGAACATACTGTATCACAAATTTTAGATGATGGTCACGATTGGGCTGACGACCACGTAAGTGAAGCAAAAAATAATTTAGACCAAGTCTTTGATTTTATGATGAATGAAATTCACGGTGATGATATCAGAACTATGGACGTTGACATTGAAGTAATGGAAGAAGGAAAAAAAAAGACTGGTAGTAAGCTATGTGCGCGTGGTAAATCCGCAGCAAAGGCAAAATTTGATGTATATCCCTCAGCATACGCTAACGGATATGCAGTACAAGTTTGTAAAGGAAGAATGCCAGGTTTAGATGGTAAAAAACGTTGTTCAGGTTTATATTGCTAGTTGTCATATTCAAATTTAGTTCTATATTTGTGGGTATTAACCCCCATTTATGAATTTGTTACTACACAAACTAAAAAGATTTGTTCAAAAATCTACAATTAAAGTAATTCGTTTGAGTACCCCCACTCAAGAGAAATCTGAATACGAACGAGACGCTGTTAACATCTGCACAAAATTAATACTAAAGTCTGATTCTACACTTCTTTTAACCCCCATCTCAGGTAAACGTTATATTAAAAATGACGAGTTAGGTATCTCAGTAATTTTGGAAGGTCGACATATCAAAGTAATCAATCACATTTATTCATACACAGTTTTTCTCGAAGATAAATCTTGGGAAAAAGTTGTTAAAACATTTGATTATGAAGTTGAATGTAGACGAGAAATTTTCGAAAAAGAAATAACTGAAAATATCAAACACTCATTACAAACAATTTATAAAAACATCGTATGAAAATTTTCAAACAATTATTTTGGTTTGGTTTAGTGTTTTACATTTTTGTAGCACTTTTCATAGGATTAGTAACTGTCAACCTGTATTCACTACTAACAGATAAAATTTCTGTTAAGAAAAGAACAACAGAAATTAAATCCGAATACGTTGACGATTTTAGAAATTTAGATACTCAGACCAAAAAAGTAATCTATGATACAGTTTTTGTAGAAAAGGCCAAACCCAAACCTGTCGAAAATAATTTGAAAATCCAAACCCGTGATACAGTAAGGGATACCACGGTTATTAAAACTAACGATTCGACAAAGATTCTTTAAGAACTCTTAATATTGTATCTTTAATACTTTCATTCTTTTTCTTAGGTTTGTAAGAAACCATAGTTGGTTTGTTTCCTTTACCTACTTTAGGTTCTTTTTTTTCTTCTCTTCTCTTTTGTGCGCAAGCGGCTTTTTTCTGAGAGTCAGACATCTTTGATGCAACACCTGCAGCCCTACATTTAGGATATCCTTTACTGTCCGCATCAGGTCTTCCGCAAGGAGGATGCCCACCACCCTCTTTTTTTCTACATATATTAACCCAAGGACCCGAGGGTTGTTTACTTCCTTTAGGTTTTTTCTTTTTACCAAACCAAACAGCCAAGTCTTCTTTCATTATCTGTTCTAAAACAGCTTCATCGATTTGTTTTTTTTCCATAATTTACTATATTAATAAATATTCTTATGAACGAAAACGACAATATTGAAAACCAACCCAACAATGAACCAATAGGTCAACTATTTGGTTCTGTTTTTTATTACAGTACTGAACATTTGGATGATTTAATTGATAGTATACAAGAAGAACAAGCATTACTTATGATGAAATTAGCTTGTGAAAAAGCCTTATTTTCTGGTGTTTATTCTCTTGAAGAAACAGAAATTCTTTTAAAATCTTTACGTAAAACACATAAGGTTAAAATTTAATAACTTTATGTTTTTATAAATCAAAGTATATAAAATAAAAAAGGGGACCATTGGTCCCCTTTCTATTTAATAAGAGATAGATTATCTCAATTCTCTCAAGTCGAATGTTCTTACACCATCAACTGTAATTCTACCGTAGAAACGGTTGTTTACCACCTTCTTAGCGTATCTTGTCATAATACCCTTGATTGGTGTGAAGTTGAATGGATTGTACATTGTAGGAGTTAATTGTAGAGGTACATACGGTGCGTAAATGTAACCTGTATCAAGTAACGATGTTCCTTTGTGACCTAACAACACTTGGTTTGCAGGGAAGTAAGGGTCACGGTAAACCTGATATCTACCAGCCAATGTTCCAACTCTCTCGATACCCATATTGTATTGGTCTTGCTCAGGAGCTGCATTTGAAACGTGGAAGTATTCCAAGTCATCAAAGATAGCAGATACCTCAGAAGATACTACAATCCAGTTAGCTCCACCTCTAAGTGTAGACTTGTGGATTTGAGCTGAGATTTGGTTGATTGCTGTGATAAGAGTTTGGTTCCAGTCCTTCTGTGTGTAAGGAACTGCGTTTGAACCTAATCTCTTCCATCCGTTGTAATCCCAACGTAAGTTCCAAGCTGCCGCTTTTCTTAAGTCTCTTAAGATTTCACGGTCGATTTCAGCTGCCACTTGCTCAGACAACAAAGCTGTTAATTCAGCCTCAGCGTCGATGTTGTGGAATGCTGCAACGTCTTGAGCCATTTCAGGAGACCATTGAGCTCTAAGTTTTCTTTCTGTTACAGATACAGTAACTGACTGTAGGTCAAAAGAAACTTCACCAATTTTATCTTCGAATTCAAGATTCTTGTAGATTCTGTAAGTAGTAGTGAACGCTTGAGCGTTTGCACTCGTAGAAGAGAATGTTGAACCTGTGTAACCGTCAATTGAATTAGCACCTACTTCAGCAGGAACCTGTAAATCAACTTCCAAGTAAATCTTACCTTCAGCATCACAAACGTCGTAGTAAGTACCACCATCAGTTAAACTTTCAGGGAATCCTAATGTTTCGTTTTGACCATACTGAACAATACCTTTACCATATCTTTGAGTTACAACTCTAAATAGGTAATTGTTGTTTGTATTCGCAGATGTAGTTATATTTCCTGCAGCACCTCTGATAGTTAAATCTGCTAAGAATTCTTCAGTGTCCATAGGTTGACCGTTAGGACCGATAAGTTTACCAGCACCATCAGATGCGAAACCTGACATAACCAAAAGAACTTTTCTGTAGTCACCATAATATCCATAACCTGAAACTACTAATTGGTCACCTACCCAAACTACAGTTCTGTTACCAGCTGTAATTGAAGAAAATTGACCTTTAGAATAGTCGTAAAGACCTGGTGGGTCTAAAGCTGGTTCGTTACCTTCGTAGAATCTATCGTAAAGGTCTTTTTGAATGTTGTAGTCGTAACCACTGTTTGGTGTTTGACCTGCAGCAGCATTAGGTGAACCGTAAGGAGCCCAGTGCTCGTTAGCGCCAGCACCTGTGTATGACTGAATGTTTGGTACAAAGTAAAACAACTTACCGATAGGAAGGTTCATAGCTTGTACAGAAACGATATCATTAGCCAAAAGTTTAGAGAAAACTCTACGTACGATTGGAAACACAACAGTTTCGAAAGAACCTGAGTCAGCGGTAGACGCAGCTTCGTTAATGAGGTATGATGCTTGGTTTTCATATAACTGAGCAACGTTCTCTTTTAGGTGGCCTTTTAAGCCTTCTAGGAAACCTAATTTTTCCCATTTGTTAATAGTGTCTTCTTTGATAACTTTAAGGTGCTTAAGACCAATGTTACCAACAAGACCTGATTCTAATAATGCTCCCATTTTAGTATTAAATTTTGTTTTTTTTAGTTTATTTATTTTTTAGAGTTTTGACATTAAATCTTTAATTCTTAAGAATTGTGGATTTTCATAAGCTCTAGATTCGATTAAACTTGTTGAAGAACCTGAACTTGCTTGGTTGTTGATTTTTCTTTCAACACTTTCATTAAGTCCTTGTGTCTCTACTTTTGAAAGGTCATCTTTCATTGTTTTGTAGAGTTGTTTTGATTCTTTTAAAGTTTCTGCTGAGTCGAATCTTCTAAGAATGTTTATTTTTTCTTTCTTTGTAGTAGAGTGTTCAGTAAACAAACGAGTAGCGTAAGCTAAGTTTGAATTAAAAACAGCAACTTCGTTCAATTTTTCTCTGAAAATATTTAACGCTTTTCTGTATTCTTCATTCTTTTCTCTAAGCATTTTCATCTCTGCGTTGATAGACTCAACTTTTACACCATTGTCTGTATAATTGTAATTACGATTATTTGTAACACCTTTTCTCAAACCCCTACCTTCTTTTGAACCAAATCCATAAGTTCTAGCAGCTTCTTTAGTTTCCTTTTTTTCGTAATCTTTGTAGTGTCCTTTTTCTTCGCCAGCTTTCTTTTCAACACCGTCTACATTCTTACGTCTGTATTCGTGTTTCTTAGAACCATAGTCCTCTTCCATTTCACCCTCTTTAAATTCGAATTTAGCTTTACCAGTACCCATTTTAGTTGGTCCTTGTTTTTTGTGGTCGTCGAAGCCCTTTTTAGGTAATGATTTACCATATTTAAATTTAGGACTTCCCATCCCAACGCCTTTAGGTTTTACAGTCATTTTTGCCTCTTCGAGATTGTAGTCTTCAGAACCTTCTTCCATTTCGTCATAAGATTCCTCCATTTCCATACCCTCGTGTGAACTTTCTTCCATTTCATCGTCATCCTCATCCATTACGATTTCATACATAATGTCATCTTCTTCCATTTCTTCTTCCGTTTCATCTTCATTGTATTCGCCTTCAGCGTACAATGCGTCTAAAACAGCCTCAAGGTCTGTATCCTTTTCATCCAAATAAGATTCCCCCATTTCCTTTTCCATTTCTTCTAATTCATCTTCCTCCTCTTCATTCATTTTGACGAGGTATTCAACATCTTCATCGGTATCTTTTATGTGAACATCATTACCGTCTTTTTTAACGATAATTCCATCCTCATCACCCATACGTTTGAAAATTGCCAAGATTTCTTCATCAGAAGCATCTGTCAAATCAATAGTTTCATCTTCATCTTCGAAATCCATATCATCGATATCATCCATTCCATCCGAATCCATTTTTTCTAGTTCATCAGCATCAACATCCATTGAGTCGTCATCGACATCAACATCTGTCATTGCATCAAGCTCAATCTCATCTTGTTCAGATAGAGACTCTTTTACCAACTGACTGATTTCTTCCTTCATAGTTGAAGCAAGTATTCCTTTTGCGTTTTCGGCTATAACATTCTCCACATTTCTCATTTGGAGTAAAGCCTCTTCTACTAAATCTTTTTGCGACATAGAATTTTTTTACTATAAATACTGCACAAACAACAAAAAATTACATTTGTTGAAGTACAAATTTTTATAGCAAAAAAAAAGAGGAGTAAAAACTCCCCTTTTTTATTGAATTACTTCGTCAATTTTACTTTCAACAATTGCTGTTATTCTCCATTCGTGTTGAAAACCGCGATATTTTTCTGTTACCTTAGATTCGACATCCGTAGGTGAGTAACCTTTAACAAGTTTTTCTTCTCTCATTTTTTTTAATCTTCCTGAGTTTTCATCGGGTAACTCATAAACAACTTTTGCTACAAAATATTTTTCATCCATATGTTTTAATTTTATTTACCCAAATAATCGGACAATCTTTTCATTAAATCAACTGACTTACCAAAACCTTTTTCTTCCTGATGAACTTTTCTTTCCTCCTCAAGGTTTTCTTCGTAATTATTTCTATCTTCAGGATTTGAAAAAAGGTATGCTCCTGGTGTGGATGGTGATGAAACTAAATCAAAACATATTAATTCAAAGTCATCCTGAACCTCATTTTGTTCACCAACTTTTTTTAATGAACCAACACCACGTGATGAAACTCCCATCGTGACACCTTGTCTCATTAGGTTTGCCGCAATATCACCTTTTGTGGATACTACACCGCTTTCGTGGAACCCTGGTGAAGTTAATAATTTGAGTTTACCCATAAGAATGTTGTTGTCCCACCACACATCAGTTATTATGTGTGAAACTCTGTCTAAATCGATTAGTGATGATTCTGGATGGTTTAATTCGGATGTTGATAATCCCTTTTTTATTGCTGTCTTATATCTGTCAGCTTCTCTCTTTAATATTCTCTCAGGATATACACGACCATTTCTATTTGGTACACCATATTTTTGTAAAACGGCATAAAACTCAAAAGGGTTTCTATAATCAATATCTTTTTGTTCTTTGATAAAATCTTCATTCAATCTATCCTTCGGATTTACGAACCCAGCATCCATTTCTATTAGAATGCCCTTACCCGTCTGATTAGGTCCCAAAATTTTCATATTTGTTTTATATTTCTCAATAAATATACTTCTTTAGATAGTTTGATACGTTTCTGAGTTTTTTGACGATGAAAAATTAAAATGTCTGTTGTTAATTATATTTTCCCTATAAATTTTTTTTATAATTTTTATTACGGAATCTCTAATTTCATTTGACTTAAAATCTAATAAACAGTTGGTATATAAGTTGATTTCCAAGTTCATAAAAGATTTTTTGTCTTTCCTAATCCCACTAGTTCTTAAGTCCAAGTCAACTATAAAATTTTCTTTAAACAATTCTCTATCTAATGATGAAAAAATTGAATGTTTTATGGAACGGTTTAAAGTATTAACAACATTACTCCAACTATCTTTGTTTTCCAATGGG